CCAACGTCGGCATTCACGACTTGGCAATGTCAGCCCGGCGGAGTTTAACAAGAGGTATTGGAGAACAGCTCAGGCTGCTTGATCCGGGACTGTCCGATCTTGTCAGGACACCTCACACTGCGCCATCCTGCTCGGCAGGGTACGCAAAGGGGTATCCGCTTACGTATCCAGTCAGGGCCTGCAAGCCTTTATCGAACGCCAGCGGATGGCGGCTGCCTGGCTCAAGGACATGGAGGCCTATAACGCCCAGGATGACATCACCATCAGCCTGGAAGATGCGGTAAAAGCCTCCATCGCCAACCCGGAGAACCGCCGCCATGAGCTGATTGTCCGGGCGCGCGGCTTCTCTGACGTGGCAGACGAAATGGGTTACGTGGGCCTGTTCTTCACCTGGACGGCACCGAGCCGCTTTCACCCCTGGAAGACGGTCAGAGCCTCCCAAGCCGGCGGGCCAGACAGCACAGAAGAGAACCCCAAGCACGACGGCTCATCACCCCGCGACTCGCAACACTACATCAGCGAGCTGTGGAAGCGCTGCCGCTCGGCGCTGGACCGCAATATTTCCTGGGCACCCGGGTTGCAGGTCCCCAGCAAGCCTCTTCGTTGCCGAGGGTTCCGGGCACTCCAACCTCACCTTGATGGCCCTTCACTGTGGCACCTTGGCGGAGGATGGGACCGCTATCGGCAGACTCTGGCCAACACTCTGCGTCCCTTTGCTGACCCCATCGACTATTTCGGCTTTCGTGTGGTCGAACCCCACCACGATGGTACGCCCCACTGGCACCTGCTGATCTGGGTCAAACCAGAACATCAGCACCGGCTGATCGGCATCCTGCAACGCTACGCCCTGAGCCATGACAAAGGCGACCTGGAACGCAAACGCCACCCGGACAGCAAAAAGCCCTATAGCGACATCACGCCCCGCTTTGACTGGAAGGTCATGGACAAGGAGAAGGGCGGCGCCGTCGGCTACATCGTCAAGTACATCGCCAAGAACATCGACGGGTACCGGGTCGGCGACGAAGGCGATCTGGAAGCCGAGACCGCGGCTACCGAAGGAGCCCGCCGAGTGCGTGCCTGGGCCTCACTCTGGGGCCTGCGCCAGTTCCAGCCCTTGAAAGGCCCACCGGTCGGGATCTGGCGGGAGCTGCGCCGGCTGCCTGGCCGCCTGCAAGAGGCCAAGGGGATCGTCGTGGCCCCCTTGGCCAGTCCCATCATGGAAGAGTGCCGGCGCTATGCCGACGCGGTTGACTGGAAAAACTTCACCCAGGCCATGGGCGGTCCCTGCTGCCGGCGCGATGAACGCCCCTTGAGTATCCACCGCACCGCTTTTGCCGAACCCAATCAGTACGGCGAACCGCAAACCAAGCTTGTGGGTGTGCGGGCTGCTGACGGCCTCATCCAGCAGACCCGTGTAGGGGAATGGGTACTGCGCAAGTGTGGGTCACAGAGCGCCACTGAGGCCCAGGGCAGCAGGTTTTGGTCTGTGGGCGAGCGCAGCGAGTTAGTGGGTACCGAGCGCAGCGAAGGGGGTTTCCCCCTTGGAGCTCTGGCAACAACTGTACGCGGCGATCTCGAAGGGTCTAAAGAGGATCCGCTGGGCGGGATAAATCTATTCCATTTGGGGCTAGATGGTGAAGAAGTGGCCATGGTCCGACACGGCTTGATTGTCAGGACGGGGGACCGGTCAGTTTGCATCCGGGATGGTGAGTTGAAAGTGACCGAACGGCATCCGTTCGAATCACCAAACGGGCCATCACCGTATCAAATTGAAGCCGAAGCCAGACGCCGGGAGGCAAAACGCCAGGCAGAGCTCAAGGATGTGCGGGGCCTGCTGGCCGAGTCCGGGGATCCAGCGGCTTGGCTAGCCAGTATGACAGCCGCCGGCGCAGATGATGCCCTGGCGTTGCTGGAGGCCCTGGGGGATGGGGACGCCGAGGCAGCCCATACCCAGCTTGACCGGCTGCGTGAAACCGTCGATCTGCGGACGTGGCCACTACCACCAGTCGAACGCCGGCAAGAGGCGATCGGCCATGCCGAGTTTTTCGGGCTGCCAGCTGATGGCCGGTACTCTCCTGCACGCAAACCAGATGTGCACCACCTCATTGCCGAAACGACCAGGACACGCTTGGCCGACGTTCGTCCAGAGCATCGCGAGGCGCTGATCACTCACCTGATGGCCAGAGCCGATGCCATGACCCAGGGCGGCGGTGACACCGTCGCATTCGTGACAGATAGGCTGCTTGGATAATCTCAATAAACACTCTAAATCATACAAGGGGCCTACTCAAGGGATTACTCTAACTATCAGAAATGATAGAGTAAGATCAGAGTTAACGTCTCTTATGTGCTGGATACCAATGGTGCGGTAGAATGCAGAAGTATCGCGGTAACGCATGGTGATGTAGCAATTTAGCGGTCAGTTATCGCATCAGGAGAATGTGTGTCCAATAAGCCTTACTTCCCCCCACTCACTGTCGGAGGGATAGACTATTCGTTCCAACATCTGGAACCATTCACGTTCATCTTCGAAAGTTTATCTGCCCGTCGAGAGCTACGAGTACGAGTTCGCTACAGCAATCATTGTTTCACACACGCCTATAATGCGAAATCAGCACCTTATGCTTTCCCTATACTACTAGACCAAGGCAACAGAGAACGGGTTTTCTGCCCTGTTAGATACGGCTTATCCATGGGGCTAAATTCTGTCATTAACGACATGAACCATCCCAAAGTCAAAGTGTATGAAACACAAACAAGACGGAATTGGACGCATAGTATCGCTGTTGATGCCCCAACTGGGCCATATCACTTATTTTTTAATATAGAAAAGGCCGCAAAGGCTGAGAGGCGTTATCAAGATATAAACATGTTCATAGAAAGTGCATACCCAGAACAACCTGTGGGCGATGCTCCAGCAGTTTTAGGACGAATCGGATTCCAACTGTTATGTTCAAACGTCTATCTGAATAAACCAACTTCGACAAAACGCTAAAACAAAAGGGCGCCTGTCGGCGCCCTGAACTTTGATTTACAATTGTAATAACTGTCTATTTTCAATAAATATAAATTACCATATTAATAGCATGTAAAATTACATACTTGGATATTGTGTATTACCAATATCAGATCCGGCCACCACTTTACGACTAGCCTTGCGCTAGTACGGTTTTCACCGCTGGGAAACGCTCTCTCATCCGGTTTGTCGTTTCGTCAACTTCATTATAGCCCGAACTTTGACCGTGATGTCAACAGATGATCAGCCTATCGGCTTCCAGCAGTATAAATGCCAATTGATGATTCGATACAAAAACAAAATCACAACCAATTGTTTTAAAACAAAAAATTATTATTTCAGCTCTTGATTCAGGCCCTGTAGTAACAACTGTCGTCCATCGGGACTGAGTGAGTTGATCAGGCTCAACGCCAGTTGGCTGGTCGTGCGGCCCGATGGGCTCAATGGGTGGCTGTATGACACCTGTGACACCCAGCTGTGTCCGCATTCTGCGTCCGTGCACTGGCAGTACAGATCGGCTGTATCACGGCTCAGGCGGTGCGTCTTGGTGATACGCCCCAACTCCCCACATTCCCGGCAAAATACCCGCATAAATCCCCCCTGATACCGTCGATAAAAAACCGCTCGATTATACCCTAAGCTGGATCTCTATACAGTAACACCGGCCTCCAGCGACCGATTGAAATCCACCTGCAGCCGGCGCGGCAGATTGGCGCCATTGATCGCATCCTGGATAAGCTCGCACATCGGGAGCGTTTCGTTGCGGGCATAGGTCCGGTCGTACTGCTCCGGGTTGCCGAGGCCCGCGCCGCCATTGGCCGGGATGATGCCGGCCAAGGCGGCCGGGAACCGGTGTGCCGTCAGCACGTCCTGGGCGGTAATCGCCTTGATGGCCGCAAACTCGTCCTTGGTCGCGATGTCTCCCACCGGGATCAGCTTGATGCCATCCGGCTTGCCGCCCGGAATGTTGACGAACATCGAGCGAAAGTTCCCGACCCCCTTGGAGCTTGCGATCATCTCCTTCATCTCCGCTTCCTGGTCATCGTCCATGTTCGGGTCGGTGGCGTAGAAGATGAACCCCATGTGCGCCCCGTTGAGGAAGTATTTACGCCGAAACATGGTGGCATCCTGGTTGAGCAGGGCCGACTGCAGGCCCCCCAGGTAATCGGGCTGGCCATACACCTGCTGCACCGGGTCGTACTGGGCCAGCCAGATGATGTCGGCCGCCAGATAGCGCTTGTAACTACCGTCCCGTTGCAGCATCAGGAAATTGCCATCTTGGCAGCGGCGCAGGTAAAGGCTCGACAACGGGTAGAGCCCCACCACTTGGCCAAACCCGTTGCGCAATTTCAGCAGCGCCGCGTCCCCGAACTGCAGCAGGTTATGCACAAAGGCGGTGATCACCTCCCGGGGCACCCCCTCGCTGCTGATAAACCGGCCCGATACCATGTTGCGCCGCGCCATCAGGATGGCGCCATGGTGCGCATTGGCGCGGGCGACCTTGGCCAGCCCCTGCCGGTCGATAGGCGGCAGGTAATACTCGCCCCAGGGGCTGTAAAACACGTCCGTGTAGTCGGTCATCCAGGCCGTGGGGTCGATGGGTTCGGCCATGGAAAAACTGACCGAGGGCCGGCTGCTGGTTGTATCGGGGGTGGGCTGCTTGGCCCGCGGGTGAAAGCGCTGTTTGCGGCTCATGTTTTCCTCGTTTGCTGATGGCCCAGGTGGATTTGCGGCGGCGCGATGTGTCGAGCGGTTCGTTGTCCACCGCGTGAGCGATGGCAAAGAACACGTCGGCGTGTCCGGTCTCGCTGCTGCGCGAGGCCCTAAACGTCAGCTGGCCGCCGCCGGTGGTGCTGCGCTTGATGCTCATGAAGGCCAGCGGGATCTCGATGTCTTCCTGATCCCATTCGATGCGATCTGACTCGACCACATCCACCATCTTGAGTACCAGCCGGGCCTTGCTCTCCACGTTGTAGTTAATGGGGGTGATAGTTGACTTGAACACGGGCTGCAGCAGGTCATAGACCCCGCTACCCACCCCGGAGACGTCGATCCCCAAATAGGTGACCCGGAATTTCTTGGCGATCTTCTCTATCTCGTCCGCCTGGTAGCGAAAGTTCATCCCGCGCCAGAAATGCTTCTCCAGCACCCGGAACTTTTCGCCCGGGAACAGCGGCGGGGCGACCACCACCAGAGTAGCGTTATCGCGGGTCCGGCTCGGGTCATAGCCCAGCCACACCTCGCGCTTGCCGAACGGCTCGGGGTGCCCCGGGGTGTAGTCGCTCCAGTTGCTGATACTGGTCTGGGCCCGCTCCATGTGCTGGAACTTGAACACCGAGGCCTCATCGTCCACAAAGGCACACATGTAGAGGTGATCGAATACCTCGATGGCGGTCTCTTCGCGCAGCGCCTCAATGTCGATGAGGTTGAAGCCGGTCGACACCGCCTCTTCCAGGGTGAGGATGTAGCGCCATACCCGATCCGGGCAGACCCGGCCGCCGTCGCGCAGCTCTGCTTCGGTCGGAAACTCGATGGCCTGGCGCGCCGGATCCTTGCCCTTCCAGTCATCCCCGGTCCACAGCTTGTAGCCGCCGTGGGCCTTGCTGGACGGAGTGGAGAAAAAGGTCTTGCGCCAGTGGGATTGCGAGCCCATGCCGGTAGCCACATCGGTGACCGCCTTGAAGTTCTTGATCCAGAAGTATTCGTCGGCGTAGAAATTGCCGGTGTAGCCCTGGGCACTGTTGGCGCTGGTTGAGCAGAACACCAGCTGCGCACCGTTGGAGAGCACAATGGGGTTGCCGCTGAGCTCCACGCCCAGGAACTTGCGGGCGATGTTGATGATGTAGGAGCGGAAGATCTCGGCTTGGGCCCGGGTCGCGGACAGGAACACCTGATTGCCGCCGGTCAGGATGGCATCTTCCAGCGCTTCGCCGGCGAAATAGTAGGTCATGCCGATCTGGCGGGACTTGAGGATGTTGCGGGTGCGCGGGATGGCCGGGTCATTCTTGACCTCCCGCACGTACAGCTGGTGCGGGAACAGGGAGGCCAGCCACCCCTCGAAGTCTTCGGGGCCCAAGTCATTGACCCAGTTCTTGGTCTTCTTGCCGCCCTTCTTCGGCTTGTTCTCCCCGCGCTGGCGGCGTCCTTCACCCTCACTCACCTCGCCAGCCGCATCTAGCGGGGTGGCCTGCCGGCGAGCCTTGAGGGCCTGCTCGCGCTCGGCCAGCTTGACGGCCTCCGCCTTGAGGGCGACGTGGTGGCTGATAAGCCGGTCCATTTCGGCCAGGTCGGCGTGGTTCTTCTTCGGCTTGGCGGCCAGCGCCTGATAACGACGGGTGATCGCATCTTCCAGCGCCTCGTCGCTCAATAGCTCCGTCCAGCCATATTTCTCGGCCCACAGGTACACCACCCGCACGCTGCCAAGGCCGAGCTCCTCCTTGATCTCCCGTGCACTCCAATGGCGCAGATAAAGCCGCTTGGCGGTTTGTCGTACCTCTTCTGTATAGGCCATGAGGCTCCCCAGTCATAACGCTGGGGCTCATGATACTGAGCCGATCACCCCCATCCCGCCGCCTTCATTCGGATGAATTCGGATAACCCCCGCTATCCGAAATCGCCCGAACGCCTCTGAGTGCTCCCCTGAGCTGGCCCCGATAACCTGACGCCAATTCGACACCAGGAGGCCGCCGTGCCAACACCGACAGACTCATCACTGCGCACCGGCTGGGTGGCGATCGCCACTGAGGGCCAGTCCGTGGATGGCCGTGAGATTTCGGCCAAGTGGATCACCGACATGGCCGACACCTACGATCCGACCTTCTATTGCGCGCAGCTGTGGCCGGACCATGAGAAGTGGGGCGAGAACCTGGGCTACGTGCAGGCCCTCAAGGCCGACAAAGTAGACGGCAAACACACCCTGTTCGCCATCCTCTGCCCGACCCGCGACCTCATCTATCAGAACCAGCGCGGCCAGTACAAGTTCTGCTCCATCGAGCCGCTGGATAACTTCACCGGTCAGGGCAAAACCTACCTGTTTGCGGTGGGTGTGACGGACATCCCCGCCAGCACCGGCACCACCATGCTCAAGTTTTCCGCCAAGCCCCCCTCCCCAGCAGTGGGCCAAAGCCAGGAGCTGGACTTGTCCGGCTTCTCTTTCCCCGAGGACGAGCAGGGGGCCCCTGATCGCGTCTCGCTCCTGCACAAGATGTTCAACTTCCTGGGCGGCCACGGTGCCCCCAACGGGTTCATACCCACCGATGCCCCGACCAGACCCCAACCCGAGGACAGTACCGACATGAACGAAGAACAGATGAACAAGCTGGCGGGGATGTTCACCGCGCTGGGCACCCAGATTGAAACCTTTGGCGCCAAGGTCGACGCACTGACGGCAGACAAGCAACCGGCCGTCACCGAGCCGGCCACCGTCACCGATCCCACCCCGGTCGCCGTCACCTCCGAGCAGTTCTCGGCCTTCGAGCAGACCCTCAAAGGCCTGGGCGAACAGCTGACCGGCCTCAACGCCAAGATCGAAAAATTCTCGGTAGAAGCACCAGGCCAGCGCCCCGATGCCCTGGGCGGCAGCGACACCCACCCGACCGTTTGCTGAGGAGCATCCAGTGAGTCAAACCAAAACCCCGCAGGCTGAGAAGTGCCTGAACCACTACAACGCACTGCTGGCCAAAGCCTTCAACGTGCCCGAGAACGCGCTGGCCAAGCAGTTCTCCGTCAGCGCCCCCATGGAAACGGTGCTGCGCAGCGCCATCCTTGAATCCACCGAGTTTCTGAAGCTCATCACCTGCCTGGACGTGGACCAGCTGACCGGCCAGGTGGTGCAGGTCGGCGCCAGTGCCCTGCACACCGGTCGCAAGGTTGAGGGGCGTTTTCGTCGCAAGATTGGGGTCGACGGCAACAAGTACAGCCTGACCGAGACCGATTCCTGCGTGCGCCTGGACTGGAGCACCCTGTGCACCTGGGCCAACGCCGGCCACGAGGGCCAGTTCGTGCAACTGGTGTCCGACTTCACCAACCAGACCTTTGGCCTCGACATGCTGCGGGTGGGCTTTAACGGCACCCACATCGCCGATGACTCCGATCCGGTCAAATACCCGCTGGGTGAAGACGTCAATAAGGGCTGGCAGCAGCTGGCGCGTGAGTGGAACAAGGGCAGCCAGGTGGTGAAAGCCGCCGCCGGCGATAAGATCTATTTCGACCCGGACGGCCACGGCGACTTCAAGACCCTGGATGAAATGGCCTCTGACCTCATCAACGCCACCATCAACCCGCTCTATCGCACCGATCCCCGTCTGGTGGTGCTGGTCGGTACCGACCTGGTGGCCGCAGCCCAGGCCAAGCTCTACAGCGAGGCCACCAAGCCCACCGAGCAGATCGCCGCCCAGCAGCTGGCCAAGTCCATTGCTGGCCGCCCGGCCTACATCCCGCCCTATTTCCCGGCGAACGGGATGTGGGTCACCACCTTGGCCAACCTGCACATTTACACCCAGCGCAACACCCGCAAGCGCAAGGCCGCCGACAACGACGACACCAAGGGCTTTGAAAACCAGTACTGGCGTCAGGAAGGCTATGCCATCGGCGAATATGAAGCCTTTGGCAGCTACGAAGAAGCCGACGTGGAGGTCGGGGCGCGCCCTGCCGCCCCGCCGGCAGGTGCTGACACTCACAGCGAACCGGAGGCCTAACCATGGCCCTCTCACCTGGCATGCGTCACAAGCAGCAGGTCCAGGCCCAGTTGGGGGCGGCGCAAGCCGCCACCACCGGGCAAGCCACAGGACTTGTGGCCAACAGCTTGCACCTGCAGCTGATTGCCCTGGAACAGGACATGGCGCGGCTCAAGACGCTGGCCAGGATGAGCGACAAGGTGGCGATGAAACGGGACGAGTTGTTCCCCAAATATCGCCCCTACGTGGACAAGTACCTGGAACTGGCGGCGCTCGGCACCGTGTACCAGAACGCGTTGTTTCAACGCCTGATCGTCTGGGCGTTTGATATCGGCGATCTGGAAACCGCCATCAACTGGGCGCTGCTGGCCATTGAGCAGAACCAGCGCACCCCGGGCAACATCAAGCGCGACTGGGCCCATTTCACCGCCGACACCGTGCTGGGCTGGGCCGAGGAGCAAGCGGCGCTGGGCCATGGCGTCGAACCCTGGTTCTCCCGGGTGTTCGACAAGGTGCGGGGTGACTGGCGCCTCAACGAACAGGCCACCGCCAAATGGTACAAGCTGGCCGGTTGCCTGCTGCTGCGTGACAAGGACGGAGTCCCCCGCCCCAGCGCACTGGCAGACAACGCCACCCTGGAGCAGGCCGACCACTGGCTGGCCCTGGCCGAGAAGACCCACAGCAAGATCGGGGTCGGCACCTTGCGCCACAAGATCGCCATGCGCCTGCGAGCGCTCAACCCAGAATAACGACTCCCACGCCACCGCGCCCCGGCGGGGATGAGCCTGCAGCTGACCGCTCGCACCGCGCTCAATCCCGTGGCCTCAGGGGCGCCCCAATTGATAGGGCAGCACATGATTTCAGGCAAAAGCATCCGCTACAGCGAACAGACCATCACCAATGACGGCTTTTGGCCTGACGTGGTGTGTGGCGACTTCGAGCGCCGGCGCGCCCTGCCCGCTGACATGGACAGCGACGCCATCAGTGCGGCCCTGCTGGCGGCCATCAGCGAGATCAACCTGCAGCTGACCCGCCACCAGGCCACCTTGCGAGCCCAGGGCTACACCGAGGCCGGTCAGGTGCCCGGCCCCCGGCTCGCCGGCGGCAACAACGCGCTGACCGAGACCTACCTGGCCGCCGTCTTTGCCCGGGCCAAAGCCATGCTGCTGCCCGAGTTCGCCACGGTCACCGAGCGGGACGCCCGCAAAGACCTGGCCGAGCGCGCGCCCGATCTGCGTGAGCAACTGCTGGCCGAAAGCCAGCAACTGGTGCGCAGCATCAAAGCTAAGCACCGGGTCGGGGTCTCGATGATATGAGCGAGACCAACGAGGCCCTGCATCCCCAGGGGTATTTCCTGTCAGCCCTGCACCGCGAGCTCGAGCGCGTGCTGCCGGCCCGCTGCGCCCGTTCTCTCGACAGCTGGATGGAGGGCGGCACCATCAGCCTGGAACCCAAGGACATGGGGATCACCGGGATGGATCTGGCCTGGCTCAAATACACCGCCGTGTTTTCCCTGGAAAGCCTGCCGTTTCGCGAATGCCGCACCGAGACCCTGCTGGCGGTGATCGCCAGCTGGATACAGGAAAACGACCCCTTCCGCGAACGCTTCGCCCTGCCCGATCCCACCTATGACGTGGTGCCCAATGACGAGCACAGCGCCGACCTGGATCTGGAGGTGAAGTTCGCCGAGCCCCTGCGCATCGTGGAAGACCCGGACGGTGCAGTCCGCTGGCTGGATAAGACCTGGACCGTGGCCCCCTTTGACGTGTGGGTGGCCGATGAAATCACCCTGTCGGTGGCGGGCAGCACCCGCCCCGTTCACCGCTAACCCCGAGACTTAAGGAGCCCGCACCATGTGGCCTTATGTGCAGATCAACAACTTGAACCAGATGCAGGGGCCGGTGACCGAGGTCGAACGCCACCTGCTGTTCATCGGCAGCGCCGCCAGCAACACCGGCAAGCTGCTCTCCCTCAATGCCCAGTCAGACCTCGACCAGTTGCTGGGTACCGGTGACAGCGAGCTCAAGGCCAACCTGCTGGCCGCCCGTGATAACGCTGGCCAGAACTGGAGTGCCGGCGCCTATGTGCTGCCCACCGACCAATCCTGGCTCGATGCCGTGCGCAGCGCCCAGCAGACCCAATCCTTTGAAGGGGTCGTGGTGCTGGGTCAGGAGTGGGACCAGGCGAGCATCAACGCCGCCCACGCCCTCAACCAGGAGCTGATCGCCAAATGGGGGCGCTGGCAATTCATGCTGCTGGCGGTACCCGGCATTGTTGCCAAGGCCGTCGGCAAGGATGGCACCGCCCAAGCCTGGAGCGAGTACGAGACCGCGCTGGCCGCCCTGCAAGAGGGCATCAAAGCCGACTCCATCAGCCTGGTGCCCCAGCTTTGGCCCAACCTCGCCGGCGCCTATGCCGGACGCCTGTGCAACCGGGCGGTGAGCATCGCCGACAGCCCCTGCCGGGTGAAGACCGGCGCCCTGGTCGGCCTTGGCAACAAGCCGGTGGACAAAGACGGGATCCCGCTGCCGCTGGCCACCCTGCAGACCCTGGAGCAGAACCGTTACTCGGTACCGATGTGGTACCCGGATTATGACGGCACCTACTGGGCCGACGGCCGCACCCTGGATGCCGAGGGCGGCGACTACCAGGTGATCGAAAACCTGCGCATTGCCTACAAGGTGGCGCGCCGGATGCGCATCCGGGCCATTGCCCGCATCGGGGATCGCTCGTTCAACTCCACCCCGGGC